ACTCGTTAAAGAGTTAGAGCCAGGTTTGAACGCCCTGTTCGGCTTGGAATATTCACGTTACGACAATGAGCATGCTGAAATCTTTGATGCAGAGTCATCTGACAGAGCATTTGAAGAAGAAGTAATGTTAGCAGGTTTCGGTTCTGCACCAACTAAATCAGAAGGTGGAGCAGTATCATTCGACACAGCTAACGAAACATTTACAGCTCGTTATACACACGAAACAATTGCACTTGCATTCTCAATCACAGAGGAAGCTGTAGAGGATAACCTTTACGACAGACTCGCTGCGAGATACACAAGAGCACTTGCTCGTTCAATGTCAAACACAAAGCAAGTTAAGGCTGCCGCAGTTCTTAACAACGCTTTTGCTGCTGCAGGTGCTGCAGGAACAAATCCTGGTGGTGATGGTGTATCACTTATCAACACTCAGCACCCACTACAATCAGGTGGTTTCTTAGTAAACAGATTAGCAACAGATGCTGATTTGAACGAAACATCACTTGAGCAGTCATTAATCGACATCGCTGATTTCAGAGATGAGAGAGGCTTAAGAACAGCTATTCAAGGTATGAAACTTATCATTCCAAGACAGCTACAGTTCACAGCTAACAGATTAATGGAATCAACATTAAGAACAGCAACAGCAGATAATGACATCAATGCAATCAGAAACATGGGAGTGATTCCACAGGGTTATACTGTGAACCACTACTTAAATGATGCAGATGCTTTCTATATCAAAACTGATGCTCCTAATGGATTCAAGCATTTCACAAGAACTCCGTTGTCAACAACAATGGAAGGTGATTTTGATACAGGTAATATCCGATACAAAGCAAGAGAGAGATACTCATTTGGTTTCTCAGATCCACGCTGTGTATTCGGTACATCTGGTGCATAATACTTTATAACAAACTTAAGAGGGGCGGTTGTCTTTGACTCCGCCCTTTTTTTATGTCAAAATAAAACTTTATTAACCCTATGACCCTTCGGGGACTATTAACAAAAGGAGATAGACATGGGAACAACTACATTTTCTGGACCAGTTAAGGCCGGAACAATTAAAGATACAACAGGCATTACCATTGGTACAGATGTTAAGAACACAGGTTTTGTTGTAATGGGGCAATCAGCATATGCTGATATCATTGGTGCTTCTCACTTAAATCAAGTGATAGCAACAATCCCTGCAAACTCACAAATCACTGATGTGATATTGAATGTATCAACAGTAAATAATGATGGCGGTGCTGCAACTGTTTCAGTAGGAACAGTAGCGGATGGCAATGCTTTTATTGATGCTGCAAATGTTAAAGCACTAGGTACTACTTATGGTACTCTTGATACAGAAGCTTCCAATGTTGGCACAACTGATATTCAGGTTTTAGCTGACTTTACAGGAGCTAATGGAGATGCAACAACAGGTAACGCAACAGTAACTGTGAAATATTTACAAAATAATTCAATAGCACTTGCTGGAGATATACCTGCGTAAGGAGTAATTTATGTTTGGATATAAAACATCAAAGGTAACTGCTACTGGCAATGTTACGACAGGTCCTGCTAGACTTATAGCTATTCATGCTGTTTGTGCAGGTTCTGCAGGTAGCATTGTTCTTAAAGATGCAAGTGGTGGAGAAACTAGATTTGATATAGATACCCCTGGTAGTGCCACAGCAGTAATAGATACCTATATAGGTGATAGTGGTATTAGATTTCAAACTCAAATACACGCTACTTTAACTAATGTGACATCCTTAACTTGTATTTTTAGTAATGGCTGATAAGCAACCACCTAAAACAAAAAAATATTTCCGCTCCACTAAATCTGGGGCGGGAATGACGAAAGCAGGAGTAAAAAAATACAGAGCAGATAATCCTGGTTCTAAATTAAAAACAGCAGTCACAGGTAAAGTAAAGAAAGGTAGTAAAGCTGCAAAACGTAGAAAATCTTTCTGTGCTAGATCTGCTGGTCAAATGAAAAAATTTCCTAAAGCAGCTAAAGATCCAAATTCAAGACTAAGACAAGCAAGAAAAAGATGGAAGTGCTAGATGAAACTACTTATAACAATTCTCTTTTTCTTCACACTAACAGCTACAATAACTGATATAAAAGCTGAGACCAATACCGTGTCGTCAACTGTAGTAACAAATTCAACACCACCTACCGCAAATGCACCAGTCATAGCCAATTCAAATAGTGATATTTGTAAAGTTGGAGTTGGTGGTAGTGTGCAAAATAATGTTTTAGGTGTAGCTTCAGGAATTTTAGTGGACGATGAGCTATGTCAGCTTCTCAAATTATCTCGCAGCCAGTATTCCTACGGAATGAAAGTGTCGGCTGTTGCTTTACTTTGTCAAGACCCTCGTGTCTGGACAAGCATGATGGACGCGGGGACCCCGTGCCCTGTAAAGGGTTTGATCGGTGCTGAAGCTGCAGCATATTGGGAAGAAAATCCTAATCAAATTCCAGATGGCAGTAGATATAAACCTGAATATCTACAAGCTAATGTAGAAGAAAAACCAGAAGGAGATTTTAATGATATTAAGAATTTTGGTCTTATGGCTCTTTCTTTATTGCTCTTACTCTAAAGCTAATTGTCTTCCTGACGTAGAAGGTCTTTGTACTCCTGGAGTAACAATTACAGAAGATACACAAATTGACATTACTGAAGAAGACAAAGGCACAGAGATAATTACAACTACAACAACGACTGTTACCACCTCTACTACAACTATCACTAATGAAGACTCAGGAGATATTTTAACAGGATCTAATGGATATGTTTCTTCTAATAAAGAAGGAGATATGGACATTGATTGGGGAGGTCAAGGCGGTGCAAATATGCCTACTGGTAATTCTTGCTATGGTCTAGGTGCAGATAAATGTGCACAGATAACAGGTGGTGGTAATTCAACATCTACGATGGGTGTTGCAGGTATGGGTACAACTTTTATTAACACCGTTGACATATCTGATTTACAAATAGACAACGGTGGCGAAGTTAAATACACAATCGAGGTAGATAAGCAAGATGCTCAAGATAGAATATACATGCACGTTTCAGGATTTAACGGAACTACTTCAGTCTTTTCAGGTACTGACATCTTGTCTGAATCTGGAGTATCAACAGGCTACCAATCTTATAACGGTTCTTTCAATTTCAGTGGCATTTTAAATAAAATAATTGTGGAAGTTGGAGGTAGAGATATTAATCTTGCTGTTGGTCCTTTATTTGATGATGTCAGTGTCAATGTTTTCTATAACGTAATTAATACTATTATTACACAACAGATTACTACCTTAGAAGAAATTTATTATCTTGATTTGTTTACAACATCAGAGATTGATTTTGCTCAAGAAGTTTTTGAATTTAATGATGTTACAGTCGATGATGGCATGGTTGATTTTTCACCTATTGAACCTGAAACAGAAGAGGTATCTTTTGAAACTGTAGAATTAGAAATAGATCTGGAGATGAGTTTTGATGTAGAGTTTACACCACCCGCACCAATGGAGATGTTACCCCCACCAGAGATGGAAATACCTGTGAATATAGAAACGGTTGAGGCAGAAATACAAATGGAACTAGAAGAATTACCAGAGCCTGAAATGATAGCTTCTGTAGAGGAGATGCCCGAACCAGAAATATCAGCACCAGAGCCTGAACCTGAAGAAACCGCACCAGAAATAGAAGAGATTAAAGAAGAACCTGAGATGGTAGAGCCTGAACCTGAAGAAGAGACTACCGAAGAATCTCAAGAAGAACCACAGGAATCAGAACAAAAAGAACCGCAACCAGAAGAAAAAGAAAAAGATCCAGAAGAAAAGCCAAAAGAAGAGAAATCATCTAAACCTAAAATAACAAAAAAAGAGAAAGCTGCTACTAAAATAGTTAAGAAAATTGATGATAAAGCAAGATATGATGATGCTGCTCAAATGAAAACATTGATTGTCATGCAAATATTAAGTAACACGCAATCCTTTTTTGATTCACAAGCTACAATTGTAGATACAAATGTTAATGAATATTTAAACAAGACAATAGAAGATCAGTATGGTATTTTGTTTAACATGGCACAAGAAAATACAATTTCGGAGATGATAGATGCCCAGTATTGAATATTCAGGAATGAAGGTATCTGGAGGTAAGGCCTTTGCTATACTTACTCTGTTAGGCGCATTAGGTAGTGGAGCATGGGCAGTCTTTGAGTTTTGGAAAGATTATCAAGACATGAAAGGTAAAATATTAGAATACACTGCTCCTGATTTATCACAATATGATGAAGAAATAGCAGTTTTAAAATCAGAACTAGATATCATATTAGACGAAATTACCATAATCAGTGATGTGGCACGTGATATGCGTTCAGACATGAAGGCTGATTTACGTCAACAAGCTAATGATATTCGTCACATAACCGAAATTGTAAATGACGTGGAAGATAGACAAAAAGAAGATACAAGAGAAGTATTTGATGAGTTAAAGCTCATTGAAGAAAGCCTTGACTTACAAATCAATAAGGCTTTAAATAACCCTTTAAGCGGTATGTCTGCAAAAACAAAATAGGAGTATACTATGTGTGAATGTTGCGAAGATTATAGTTGTATATGTAAAAAATGAAAATAGATATTAAAACAGCTCTGCCTTATTTAGTTCTAGCAGGAACTATCATAATGACATGGGGTATGTGGTCCGAAAGGATTGAAGCTGTCGAAAGAAAAGCCGATAGTGTTACAGAAATGCAACAGGATATCGCTGTTATTAAGATTCAAATTGCAACAATGCAACAAGACATAGAAGAGATTAAAGAACTTTTAAAATAATGGTTATTGGTAGATCACAAATGAGACAACAAATAGAGAAACCAGGAAGGAGTAAAAAGAAAAATGGCAAAATTATGCGCAAAAGGAAAAGCAGCCGCAAAGCGTAAATTCGACGTTTACCCTAGTGCATATGCAAATATGTATGCTAGTGCTGTATGTTCCGGGAAAGTAACTCCTGGTGGGAAGAAAAATAAAAAAGCTAATGGTGGTATGATTAATCAAGTTTCACAAGAAAGAAAAAAAGTTTCTAACTACAATCAAGGCGGAATCGCAAAAGGTTGTGGAGGAGTTATGACTAAAAGAAGAAAGGTCACAAAGAAACTTTAATGGGACTTCGTAAATGGGTAGGTGAGAAGTGGGTAGATATAGGTGCCCCAAAGAAAAATGGTAAGTATCAGCCTTGTGGTAGAAAATCTACGAAAGGTTCAAAAAGAAAATATCCTAAATGTGTTCCTCTAGCAAAAGCTAGAAGTATGAGTACATCTCAAAAAGCATCAGCGGTG